TAACGTTTAATCAACATGAAACTACCGCGCAACGTGACGATTGGAAGCATTAAATTCCGAGTAGTCATCGCCGCGCTAGATGATGGCGATTTTGGGCGAATGTGTTTTGATGAGCGTAAGATAGTCATAAGCGATGAGTGCGCGGATTTCAAAACGCAGCTAGAGACGCTGCGCCACGAAATGCTGCACGCAGCACTACACGTTAGCGGCGTATCATTTTCGCAGCGATACGATGAGGAAAACATCGTGCGAGCCATCGAGCATTTATTCTTCCCAGCGTTTCACAAGGTCACATACAGCCTAAAATAATCATGAGCAAATTCAAAAAGTTTTTAGTTGCAGCAGATAATCACGGAAGCCTAGTTTGCCAAGATGCGAAGAAAGTTTTACTGTCATTCGCGGAAACGTGGAAGCCAGATTATCGCGTTCATCTCGGCGACCTATGGGACTTTTCACCATTGCGGCGCGGAGCAAGCCAAGAAGAAAAAGCCGATGGGATTTCTGATGATTTTATTCAGGGCTTGGAATTTCTCGACGATTTCAAACCTAACTTTTTGACGCTCGGAAATCACGATGACAGAATATACCAACACGCAACGCATTGTAGCGATGGAATCCTGCGTGAGCGATGCGAAGAGCTAGTCAAAGCGGCAGAGCAACAATTCAAACGTCGGCGCATTACTTTTTGCCAATACAAGGTTACGCAATACCTGCAAATGCCTAATTGCGATGTGAAATTGATTCACGGTTTCCGATCTACGACCTACCCTGCCAAGGCTCACTACGAAAACTGGGGCGAGTGCTTACACGGTCATTGCCATACCAAAGACGAGCATACGGCAAGACATATCGACGGCGGGAAGTCGTTTTCCGTGGCTTGCATGGCAGACCTAGCCAAGCTGTCATACTCAGACAGACAACCGGCAAAGCTCGGTCACAGAAATGGATTTTTATATGGCATTATCAACACAAAAAATGGAAGGTGGGAAGCATGGTCAGTAACAAAAGAACACGGGGATTGGATCTCTCCACAAGGAATACTCTGAGCGCACTGGATTATGCGCTAGAACAATCGGAGGTAGCTGCGTCGCGCAAAGGTGATGAATTTACGTCGCACGAATACTACGCCGCGCTACTAGCTAAGGGTGCGAGTATAAGCCACTCAGGGGCGTTGTATCGGCTAAAAGGATTGGTTATTAGTGGCAAGCTCAAAAAGCGAAAGATGACCATTGCCGGCGCACCTACCAACCTCTACAGCAAGCCATGAGCGATTTGCCAAAGTGCGAGCATTGCAAAAACAAGCCTTGCCGAATTGTCACCATGATTGGCGATAACAAAAAAGCGCAACGCATGATCGGGCGCGTCTGCGATGATTGCGAACATTTGATTTGCGGATTCGACATGCCGTTTATCGAAAAAATGCACCTGATGATGTTGCGTCCGATTGCAAAATAAAGTGGCAAGGTTTATCGTTCTTTTGCCGTTTTGTAAATCGCCTCACAATGCGCCACAAGCTCGCTTTGCATCAATCGCCCGTTACCATCGCCGACAGCGCGGCGAATGTCGGCAATCAGGAAAAGAGCGGCAACAAGTGACCCGCTAGCATCGGCAAGTCGCTTTTCAAGATCGGCGTTTTCTATTTTCAGTTTTTCAATGTCGGTCATTTTGTTTCTTTCGTTTATGTTAGTGTTATCTTGTCGCTTGTCAATTAGTATCAGCTTCCTACAAATAGACCAGAACCAAAGACAAAGTTCGCCCATTACGGGCTAAACTCTGTCAAGATTACTTCCTCATAAATGAGCCGTCACCTTTTAACAAATCACTTTCGTGAATCTGATTTCTATCCGTGGGATGCAGCGTATTACGGAATCAAACAAAATCAGCGTTCTTACTTTTTCAGTCTCGCTTCAATCCATCGGGCGAGACACCCTTTTATCCTAACACTATCCAACTTGCGTCATCGGACTCATGATTTCTATGTGACTGATTCAATCGGATAAAATGAAAAAGCCGCCCGATCTCTTACCTCGGACGGCTTTTCACTTTGCTATGAAACACAGATGAAAAATTTACGTGCAATGTAAGAGATTGCGAACACCGCGAAAGTAAGCCAAAAGCAGCAACTTAGCAAGATTTATTTTGCAATCATCGCAAATACTATCTTTGTCGTAGTTGGATTGTGTCACAAATCATGCCGTTAAATCGTGACAAAATATCCGCTTTTTGCCGTAAACATCCGCAAATTGCCGATGTTTTCCCTAACAATTCGCACTTTCTTTCCCTTGGTATATATAGGAAAATGAAAATAGTTGAAAAAAGTTCTTGCAAATGTTCTGAAATTGTTCTACTTTTCGTCTGTCGCCACTGAGTGACACTAACAACACTAACGAAACACAATATGAAAACAGCAATCAAAATAGTATCAGATAGCCGCAACGAAAAAGCACGCATGAGCGGAGATCACGAAGCGTGGATTAAAGGAAAGCAAATCGAAGCCTTCCAAGCAGCACGCAAATGCTACCTCCAAGCGCATCCAGAAGTAGGCACGCTGATCCGCAACGGCAAGGAATTGTTTTACGTCAATCTGCAACCTTATCACCTTGGTAAAACCAGAGAATTTACACCACAAAGCGTAATCAAAATTGGATAATCAAAACAGGGGCGCGACTGTAACGCGCTAACTAACAAATTTATGACCAACAACAAACAGAAACAACAAAGAAGGGTGGCAATCGCGGAAACGATTGCGAAATCACACAAACACATGGCGGTTAAAATGCCGAGTGCTTACCATAGCCAACTCAAGGACGAAGCCAAAAGCAAGGGAATGCTACTCAGTGGCTACGTTCTAAGCCTAATCAAAATCGGAAAGGGGGAGGCATGAGCAATTTAATTTTAGGACTAGTAATTAGCGCAGTCGTCATCGGCATGATCTGCGCACTTGCACTTGCCAAGGCAGCTAAGGACGAGCCACGGCGCGGCATTAAGGTCGGTGGGGTAAAGCCATTTAAAAACGGCGCGATTGATCGGAGGTTGGCACTTGGCTTGCTGGCGCAGGAATCACATAAAAACAAACGGAAATAAACTATGAACGAAAACACACAATTAACAACGCCACAGAACCCGATCAGCCTACTATCTGGTCAAGACATGAGCGGTATCGACACCGAGAAACTGTCCAAGCTCATGGAGCTGCAAGAGCGATGGGAGGCGCGGCAAACTGAAAAGATGTTAGACGATGCAATGGCGAACTTCCAAGCCTCATGCCCTAGCACCATAAAGAGCCGCAAATCAGATCGTGGGCAGTTTGCCAGTCTCGATGACATCATGTTTGCCATTCGCTCCACGTTGGCAGATAACGGCTTGTCGGTATCATTTGACACTAACACCCCCGAAGCTGGCAAGCTCACCGCAGTGTGCCACGTTATGCACCGAGACGGGGGCAGATTTTGCCGCGAGGTTACCGTTCCTGTTGACTCTGCCATGCGAGCAAACGATACGCAGAAGATGGGAAGCGCAATCAGTTATGCGAAAAGATATGCGCTTGTAGCCGCATTGAACATCATCGTGAGCGATCACGACGATGACGGAAACAACGCAGGGACAAAGACAATCACTGCGCTGCAATCGGATGAACTAACAGAGATGCTATTTAACGCGCCTGGAGGGACGCTAGAGGCACTCTTAGAGTGGGCAGGGGTAACAACACTAGCCGAGCTACCATCAGCGAAATTTAACACCGCGAAAAAAGCTGTTGCGGCGAAGATGACAAAGCCATGAGTCAAGAAATCGACACAATCCAAGGCACGCGAGAGTGGTGGAAACTGAGAAAAGGAATCCCTACGGGTTCACAGTTCTCCCGCATTATTACCGCTAAAAAAGGCGACTACGCAGCGGGGGCGAAACACTACGCTGCCGAGCTTATTGCAGAGGCTCTAGGATGGCAAAGCGGCTTCACGGGAACACCCGATACAGCGCGGGGCAACCTACTCGAAAAAGAAGCTCTCAGATGGCTAGGCATGCACCACGGTATCAAGGCGCGTCCGTGCGGATTCTTTATTAGCGACTGCGAGCGATACGGCGCGTCACCAGACGGAATCGCGAAAGATGGGTCACCCGTGGAGGTAAAATGCCCTGCGCTGAATACCTTCCTTAAGTGGCGAGTTGACGATGAATTACCAGACGAGCATAAAGCGCAATGCCACGGAGAGATGATCTTGACGGGCGCGGATAAATGCTACTTTGTCGCATACGCTGACCATGAGCTACTCGACAACTGGTTGATTGTAGTTGAGCGCGACGAATACACTGCCAAGCTAGAAAAACACCTGCTTAGATTCTGCACCGAGCTTGAGGCATTACAGCGCAAGCTAGTTTTTGAGCCAGAAGAAATATTTCCATACCTAACAAAACTATGACACCAAGAATACAGAAATTGATCGACATCGCATTTTATTGCGAGAACAGACTGCAAGATGATGAAACCGTGCAGCTTACCGTCGGGGGACTCGCCGAGTTCGCACGGAGCTATTTAGCTTTGCGGGGCGCGCTAGAAAAAGCCGTCGATGACACTAGGCGGCGCATTTTAGACGCGGAGGAAGTTATGGAGAAAACCAAACAATTACTCAACCTATGAACGAACCAGAATTAAATGCAGCACTTTTGCAATTACAAGATCGAGCGCAACAACGCCAAGATCGCGACGAATGGGAGTGGCAGATGAAGCAGGATAAAATCGAACAAATGCACGACTTTTTAGGCGAGCGCGAAACGGGGGAGGAAGAGGAATGAACACAAGAACAATATACCTTATTTTTATACGTCCACGCGGGTCTATCACATGGACGCAGCACATGAACGAGAATGGCAATCCGTGGCGAACGGGGCAACCAGACAAGGCCAATGAAGAAGCGGTAACAATAGCTAACACATCTAAGTATTGCGCTAGAGTTGTATCTATACGCTTGCCAAAACTAGCGGATAGCTCAGAATCAAAAACATATTCAGTGCTTGCCGATGGTGACACGCTTTATACAGCATACTAATGAAAATAATCCTGCCAATACCAGACCGCGAGGTCTCGCCTAACGCCTCCCGTGGTCAGTCACGGTGGGCGGCGATTAAAAAAAGTAAGCTAGTTAAGGAGCATCGCGTTAATGCAGCTTGGGCAACTAGAGAAGCAATGCTGCCAGAACATATCAACGCAACGCCCCTAGGCTACTCCCTAGCGCACTTCTTCCCCACTATGGCATTCAGAGACGAGGACAACGCAGACGGGGCTTGCAAGGCATACAGGGACGGAATCTGCGATGCGTTCGGCATGTCGGACAAAAACTTTTGCAAAATGAAATTGTCAACGCGCGAAAAAGACGCTAAGAACCCACGGGTGGAAATCACCATTTATTTTAACGAAATCAACTAACAGAAATTATGAGTAATACATTACTAAAACTAAAGATAGACCTGCTAAAGGTCACGGGCGCGAAGATCATCAACGCTAAAGACGGCATTGAGTATCTAGCAATTCCCATCAAAACAAGCGGCATGTTTTATGCCGGCAAGGGGTGCTATCTCGACCTCGATATGCGAGAAAATCGTGACGGCGTTGATCAATACGAAAACACCCACATGTTGACAATCTCGCCAACCAAGGAGCAGCGGGAAGCAAAGGAGCGAACGCCTATCGTCGGCAATGCCAAGACGCTGACATTTGGCGACCGTGGGCAATCAGCACCGCAGAAACCAGCGGGAAAGCATCATAGCCAGGTTGACATTGGAGACGGTGATGATTGTCCGTTTTGATCTAAAATAATTATTGACAATCTAAATAAAACTTATTTAAACAACTTTCGCCGCATCCTCACCGCGGCGATTATCGACAACACACTTTGCCCGTTACGGGTCAGTTCTAAAATAGCTAAGGCGTTTTAGGTGGGGGCTGAAACGTAACGGGCTTTTTTATAATATGAAAACAGACCATGAAATGAACAACGATAGTGCAGAATTAGATTTATTCGGATTTATTGAAAATCCCAGTAAAAGCGATTTTGCAGAAACTGTATTTGCGCATCTTTCCAAACTTTCTGGAGATGCTTTAATTGATGAAATGAACCAAATACGAAAAAGGATTCATGATATTAGCCCCTTTAAAAACGAACCAGTTGATCTTGTTTTGTGGGTTAAATCGGAAACAGTAAAAGCAAATGATTACAATCCCAATAATGTTGCGCCGCCAGAAATGGCTTTGCTTAGATTGTCAATTGCAGAAGATGGATATACGCAACCGATTGTTACTTACGATTGCCAAGACTCAAGAGAAGTTATTGACGGATTCCACCGTCACCGAGTCGGCAAAGAATGTGAGGAAATTCAAAGCAGAATACACGGTTACTTGCCAGTCGTTTCAATTAACGAATCACGGCAAGACAAAGGTGACAGGATTGCTTCCACAATTCGCCACAATCGAGCAAGGGGCAAGCACAAGGTGGATTCAATGTCTGACATCGTTGTTGAGTTGCGGCGACGCAATTGGAGCGATGATAAAATTGCAAAGCATCTTGGAATGGATTCGGATGAGGTTTTGCGACTTACGCAAATTTCTGGATTGTCAGAATTATTCGCAGATCAAGAGTTTTCCAAGTCATGGGAAATTGGAGAAATTGAATCTGATCTTGAGGAGGTGGAACTAGCATGAAACGGATTTATCATACATGGGATAAGTGGGAATGCTATCCGGCTGGATTCTATAATAACCAAGCGCCTAAAGGAATGACTTCCGATGAATGCCTTAAATCGTATCAAACTTTTCTTAGTGATATTCCAAGATTCAAAGCCGCGATGCTTCGAGTTGTTTCTGAATGGAAAAAATCATGCGAGCATTATTTGTCAAATGAGTGCATGAATAGAATTGCATGGCTTGGACAATCGGCCATGTGCATCGAAACGGGAATCCCTGCGCAATTTCGAGGGGGATACAATCTTTTGACCGAAGAACAAAAAAAACAAGCCGACGATGCTGCCCTTTCCGTCCTTAACACATGGATGAAAAACAATGGCGAGCAAGAATTAGACTTTGAATCAGCACAATCAAAAACACAAGCAAACCTTTACTAATGAGCCTTAAACAATACAAAGAAGAAAACGTGCTGATTGCAGCGCGTAAAAGAATATCAATTGCATTTGACCGATTTGAAAAAATTTACGTTAGTTTTTCTGGAGGAAAAGATTCATCAGTAATGATGCACCTTGTTCTTGAGGAGGCGATAAAAAGAAATAGAAAAGTTGGAATCTTGGTCATTGATCTAGAAGCTCAATACAAATCTACGATTGAACACGTAATGGAAATGATACAGTTTTACCGTGAATCAATTGATGTTTATTGGGTTTGCTTGCCTATGGCTTTGCGTAATGCCGTTAGTAACTATGAGCCAAAATGGTGTTGCTGGCAACAATCAGCAAAAGATTCATGGGTTAGAAACTTTCCAGAGGAACAAGGAGTAATTACCGATTATGAGTATTTTGATTTCTTTGTTCCTGGCATGGAGTTTGAAGAATTTATGGTGCTTTTTGGCTTATGGTTTGGTGCTGGTGAAGCAGCTTGCGGTTTTGTCGGAATAAGAGCCGATGAATCACTTAACCGATTCAGAACAATTGCGTCATCAACAAAAGAATGTTTGGACGGCATGAAATGGACAACGCTTGTTGAGGGAAATCTTTACAATGCCTATCCAATTTACGATTGGAGAACGGAAGATATTTGGAGGTTTCATGGCAAATATCCAAATTTGACGCACAATATGGTGTATGATATG